GTCAACTGCGTCAGTTGCGTTATTGTCGTTACCAACGAATACGAGTGGATCGGTAACAGTTAGAGTTGTCGAGTTAACAGTAGTTGTTGTTCCCGAAACTGTAAGGTTACCAGCAACTGTTACGTTAGCACCTGAAAGTGTAAGAGCAGTTGTTCCACCCGATGACTTAATGTCGTTTCCAGTAACTGTTAGATCACCAGCAACAGCAACGTCTGCACCCGAAAGTGTCAGAGCAGTAGCAGAAGATGACTTAATGTCGTTACCAGTTACGGTAAGATCGCCAGCAACAGCAACATCAGCGCCTGCAAGAGTTAGAGCAGTAGCAGAAGATGACTTAATGTCATTACCAGTAACTGTTAGGTCACCAGCAACGGCAACATCTGCACCCGAAAGAGTGATAGAAGTTGTTCCGCCATTTGCCTTAATGTCGTTACCGCCAACTGTTAGGTCGCCAACAAGAACAACGTTTTCTGTAAGAGCAACAGTTACGCCAGCATCTTCTGAACCTGAACCTGAGATAGAAACTTGGTTTGCAGTTCCAGTAACAGTAGCAACATAGTTACCAGTTGTGTCAGTGCCAAGAGCAACTGAGTTAGCAGCAATCGAAGCAACACCAGTTTCGCTGATTGTGATATCGCCCGAAACAGCAGCGTAGATGTAATCGCCGATATCTTCAGCAGTAATCTTCTTGTTTGCAGTTGCCGAAGCATCATAAACAAGGAATTCGTCTGCATCAGCAAGTGATGTCAGAGCAGTAGCACCAGTAATATCAGCAACGATACCAACTGAATTGTCTGTAATAGTTGTTTTGATACCAGCAGTACCAGCAAAAGTCAGAGTTCCACCAGTCGAGAAGGAATCAGTATTAGGAACTCCTTGGTTGTCGCTGATTGTGAATGACGACGAAGCAGGTGCAGAGAATGCGAGTTGACCTGAACCGTTTGTGGTAAGGATCTGCCCGTTTGTACCGTCTGCGGTTGGAAGGATCAGAGTAAGGTCAGCAGCCAGTGTATCTGGTGCCTTTAGAGTTACTTTGTTGGAACCGTTATCTGTTCCTTCAGCAAAGGTTGCTTTACCACCAACTGATGATGTTGCGTCGATAAGACGAGCATCAACCTTGTCTGTGAAATACTTACCACCAACTGCGTGAATTGCGGCAGAACCACCTTCCACTGATTCGATGTAAAGTTTTGCACTTGCGCCGTTGTTGCTGGCGTCTTGTGCGTATGCCATTTCCCCTTCAAGAAGGGCAGATGTTGTCGGAGCAGTTGCGCCCGAATTTCTTTTAATTTGAATAATTGTTGACATTTACCATTTCCTTTTTGGGTTTCAGGCTATTATTAATATGTTCCGCCGTCTATATTATTTAAAATTACTTCCGATGCTGGATCGGCTGCTTCCCACTTCTTAGTTACTGAATTATAAATCAATGTATATCCATCTTGTAATCCTTCAGCATCCACATCCGATAAACTTAGCACGGAGGCAGCGGCTCTTTTGCTTACTATACTTGTATTTATAGTTTTTGAATTTGGAACAGTTACTTTTAACGCCATTATTTTGTTACCTCCGGATTGATTACTACAATTCCTTCGAGAACTCTAACAGTCTCTTCGCTACTAGTAATTTCAATATCATACACATATCTACCTGCTTTAATTTCGGAAGTTTCTTCCGCTGTAAAAGATATAGTTACTTCACCATCTAGGGGCGAAGAAATATCTGCGGTAAAATCTATTGCAGTATTTGTGTAAAATGATTTACGCATTTGAGATGCGGCAGTATAATCTGTAAGGTCTTTGGGGTCGCCAAATTGATCGGCCACGGCTATAGTAAAACTAAAAGTCGTTCCCTGATCGATATAAATATTTTGAATCTGTGACATGAGAACCCTTATAAATCTCTTTGAACTTATTTATAATTTTAGGTGAACTATGAAAACGATATTAATGCTAAAATATGGCACAAAATATTCCAAAAAAGATGTAGATCGTATCATAGAAGCGACAGGTGGTAAGTATAATTATGCCTGTATAACAGACGATACTACCCTTGATCCAAGAGTTAAAATAATTCCATTACCAGAAGATGTCGATGGCACGTTCATTAAAATATGGATGTATGGATTAGAAGACTTAGGTGATGTTCTTTACTTTGACCTTGATATTAGAATACAAAAAAATGTTGATAATTTATGGAATTATCTTGACGAAACCCCTACAATATGCTATACATATTGGAAGGACATAAGTTGGGTTGACCAAAAGGCACGTTCATATAGCGAACAATATCTTAGTAATTATAATTCAAGTGCTGTTCTGTGGCGTTCTGGTAGTCCAAAAGCAAAGGCAATATGGGAACACTTTGAAAAAGATGCCGATTACTATATGATTAAATATTGGGGCGACGATAGATTTTTGTGGCATGAAGACTTTGACTTCAAGTGGTTTCCTAAGGGTGAGTTTTATTCGTTTCTCTATGGTGCAGACTACTATGACCCAGAGAAGCGAGTTGTAGATAGATATCGACCAGAATATACCGTTTGTTTATTAAACGGATTAGACTATTTTCCAGGATATGATAAAAAATATGATGAACTTTCTAACAATTAAATGGGGTGACAAATACTCATCCGATTATGTGAACAATCTATATCACATGGTAAAAAAGAATTACACAGGAGAGTTTAGATTTATTTGTTATACGGATGATGCCTCTGATTTAGAGTGCGAAGTTCACCCTATTCCAGATGATGATTTACTACATCCAAAATACTATTTCGGAAAAGAAGCATTCTGTTTTGATAGAGCCAAGTTTTTAGTTTTTAATTCAGAAGAATGGCTAGATTGTGAGCCAGAAGATAAGTTCTGCTACTTTGATTTGGATATAGTAATTCAAAGTAATATTGATGAGATTGATGCTCTAGCAGAAAAGCCTCGAATAATACATTGTTTGTGGCAACCAGAAAATCAAATAGATGATAGGTTGTTTATCGAGACTAGAGGCACTTTCTTTAACTCTAGTATGATGCTGTGGTCATACGGCCAATGCCAACAAATATATTATGATGTCTATGAAAATAACGAAATAGTTTTCAAAACATTTTTTAAGGGCAGTGACAACTATCATTATTGGCGTCAACGAGAATTCTGGAAAAACATTCCCGATACATGGATATACTCTTGGAACAGAGGTCGATATTATCCAGATGATGTAGTGCGTTTCGAGTTTAGAGACGATGCCAAAATCTGCCTGTTCAATACAGATAATGTTCCCCATCCATCTGCAAAACAACATGTGGAACTAGCAGAATGTAATGATAAAAATATTGTTAGGTTGTGGAAATGAGAGTAAATTACGTTTGTTGTAAGTGGGGCACCAAATATGATGTCGAGTTTGTCAATCGACTTTATCGGATGGCAAAGAAACATACCCCAGATAATTTTGAGTTTCACTTCTATTGCTATACAGACAACAGTGAAGGTTTTGAAACCGAGATTAAAGTAATAGACTTCCCAGACATTCCCGACATACATCCGAAATACTGGTTTGGATCTGAAGATTTTAAATACGGCATGGCACGTTGTTGGGACAGACCAAAGACGTTCATCTTCAATACACACAACTTCGCAGACGATAAACCAACTGGAAGATTTGTCTTTTTCGACCTTGATGTTATCATTCAAAATGATTTGTCGCCAATCATCACTTATGACCTAGAGAACCCTACTAAGTTACGTTCGTGGTGGCAAGACCCTAGACCCATGAAGTCTCGTAACTTTAAGTTGTCACATGGTGCATATACGAACGGCAGTTGCATGGTGTGGTCAGATGACCAGACAGAATGTATTTGGCATGATGTCCTAGAACACCAAGAACGTATTTGGTTTACATTCACGGACGGAACAGACAACTATCATAGTTGGCGATGGGGTGACTTTAGTAACACTCCTTTGTGGAAACATTTCCCAAGCACATTTGCATATTCATATAACAGAGGCAGAGATTGGGCACAGTGCGATTTGCAAGTAGGCATATATAGAAAAGACTGCATATTATGTGTCTTCAATGTGGACTTACTTCCGTTTCAGGACAATAAACGTGGCAAAGTGAAGCAGGAATCCTTAGTTGATCCCGATTTGTTAGAGCATTGGAATGTTTGATGATTAATATTTACACGGTGAAGTGGGGAACAAAATATAGTTCTGATCATGTCAATAAAATACTTGAGCAATGCAAAAAGCACATCACTACTGAGTTTAATTTTTATTGCCTGACTGAACAAACGATTGGGTTACACTCCGACGTTATTGTAATTCCTTTTCCAGAGGGTAACTATTATGAAAAGTGGTGGAACAAATTATACTTGTTTGAGAAACAAGTTGTTACGCAACAAGGAGAGAAACTATTTCTTGATTTAGATATAGTTATTCAGCGCAATATTGATTGCATCATAGACCATAACCCAGAA